TAACGTTATTGGCGTTACCATCACCATCTACTCCGCCTTCTCCTACGAAAAGTCTATCACCTAGATTACCTTGTGTACCTGTACCATAAGTATAGGCTAGTTCTCCAAGTTTAAGTGATGAGGGTGCCGAAGTTCCTGTACTTCGTTTTATCTGAATTATTGTTGCCATTTGTTAATTCCCCTAAAAGTTTCCACCGTTGAACGTAATTGGTCCTGTTTCGGTGTTTAATTCGTTTCTTGTTGTAAATTTGTCTGTACTTGCATCATATTGAATCAATGCGCCGTCAGTAAGCGAAGAAGCGTTTACATCAGTTAAGTTTCTTAATTGTCTAACACCATCAACATTTAATTGAGCTGTTGGATTAGTAACACTAACTTTTTGAGGTCCAGATGAAGTTACACTATTGATTTTAGCAGTTACGCCACCTGTACTATTGATTACGGCTTTTACCATAGATATTATCTCTCTTTTTTGTAATATTTATAATAAAACTATACTAAAGAATTAAATTGTCACAGATGGACTAACTGTAATAATACCCTCAATCACTCTTGTTATGGTACTATCAGAAGTTTGTGTAATTTCTACGTCATAGACGTATCTAGCGGGTGCGTCAAGTGTATTTGTTTGATCTGCTGTTAATGTTAAAGTAATTATACCAGTAGTAGGGTCACTATTAATAGTAGTAGTAATAGATGTTCTTGTTCGTGTAGAAGCGTATCCTTTTGCCATCTTCGCTGACGCTGTATAACCAGTTAAGTCAAACGCATCACCGTTTGAATCTGCAACATTTACGTCAGAGGTAAAAGTTGCGCCCTGATCAATCCTTAGATTTGCTGTCGCTGCCATTGACTTCTTCTAAACCTTTTTTAATCTTTTCGTTGTAGTAATTTGTTAATACTTCAATTTTTTCAAGTTCAATGTCATGTCTAATTTTAGACCTTTGTATTTCTTGTCTAGCAACAATTGTATTTCTTACTTCTAACGGTAGTTTACTTAATTCGTATTCTTTACCGTCAATTGTTACTATGTCTTGTGGTTGTTGATTATCTGCCATAATATTCCTTTCTACTATTTATTAGAAAAATTTGATGAGTTCATACTAAAAGATGATAAAATATCTTTTTCTACTGCTCTTATATTAATGTGTATAAATCTAAACGGTTCAATACCGTGATCGACCATATAAGCGTGTGACATATACGCTGGAAACAACATAAATGTTCCTGGTTTAACATTAAAGTTAACTAAATCATTTACGTTAGATATTTTAGTAGAGTCTTTTTCTTTTAATTTAAGTGGCACGTGTGCTGTTCGAGGATCCTGAAAGAATGGCCTTGATGTTTTATCACTACACTTTAAAAAGTAAAAACCAGATATGTGATTATTACTATGTGTATGAAACCAGTGGTGTCCTGCGCCATTAAATGAAAACTCTTGTACCCAACTTTCTGTATAAACTAAACTATAATGACTCATATCATAACCCATATCATCTAAACACCAACGAGATTTTTGAGCAACATAATCGTGGAAAAATCTAAAATTTTCATCTGGTTCTAATGCGTGACTATGATAAGTCATACCAATATCATTTTTATAACCGTGTTCTAGTCTTTTTTGATTATTTTCTTTCTGATCATCTCTTGCTTGTTTAATATAAGGATTAGATAGATTATTCAACTTATCTACCCATTCAGGCTTTTCTTCTACATAAACTGGTGATGCAAAGTATTCTGATTTAAACATTATTCATTTACCCTTTTAATAACTGTATCAAAGTCTTCTAATACTTTCCACGTACTTTGATTATGTTCTGCGTGAATAGATGTTCCTATTTCATCTTCACTTGGATATATAGAAAGTATTTTGTCTATATTTATCGTCAACGGTTTTCCAAGATATGGTTGAAACTCTGTTCCTTTTATAACACTTCCATTTGTAAATGTTTTAAATTTGCCCTTTGTCTTTTTTACATCTAAACATTTTAAATTACCATAATCAACTTCAAATTTTTTTTCTTCTTTTTTATTTTCGCTCATTATTTTATCTCCAATTCGTATTCTTCTTTACCAAATTTACCTCTTACATAAAAGTTAAAAGCAATCGAGTATCGTTTTTCATTACTATTGTTTTTTTCCACGCTATGATCTAAATGAGATGGAAATATAATTATAGTTCCTTCTTTTAAATTTAAAACATACTTTTCAGCAGTCAAGTTATTATTTTCTTCATATTCAAATCGTATTGACTGATGAAATATATTAGTATATATACTTCCTCTATGAAACGCTATATTACCAGAGTCTTTTGGAAGTATCGGATAATAAACTCCGCTTAATAAAGAACTTGCGTGATAATGTATTTGAGAATTTTCATTTGGTCCGTGTATGTTACACCAAGAGTTTTGTAAATAAAATTTTGCGTTGTCTTTAACTGCCAAATATTTTCTTACAAATCTTTCACAATGATTTTTTATATCATCTTTTAAATCAGGTATATTATTTAAGATATAACGATCTTTAGAAATGTCGCTGTTATTAATATGCGTTCTCTCATATTCTAAATTAATAACAGCGTCTTTCCATTCCTGCTTGACAGGTATCTCTGCTTCATAAACTGGTATTGGCCATAAATTATGTGTTTTAAATTCAGGCATATTTGTCACCGTCAGGTACTGAAAAATAAAAATGTGTTATAGTATATCTTCCGTATCCTGTTTCTTTAGGTTGTGTGTGAAATTTTAACGGAGATACACTATGAGAATAACAACAAGGAAAAAACACAGCTCTATTATTTTTCAATTTTATTTCTATATCAGGTTCATCTAATTTAAAGTCACCACCATCAAATAGTTTTGGTTCTCTAACCATCCAGATTAAACAAGTCCATTGAAAAGTATCGTGGTGTGGTTCATAATGGTCATTTTGTTCATAATATGAAATTAAAGTAGAATCTCTATTTGTAGATAAATAAGACCTACTATAAGGTTTACACTCGTTTATAAAATTGTGAAATTCTGATGATCGTTGTTTATACATACAGTTTAATATAGGTGATAACTCACGTTTTCTATAAAAATTTTCTATATAAAATCTATATGCTTTACTTAACGAATTGCCATATTCATCACGAGCAACAACTGTAGTTTCAGCACGATCAATATGTTCTTTAGGAGTTGTACTTAAAAAATCTAATTCTCTCCAAACGGCTTTTTCTTCATTTGGAGTATACCAATTATCAACTACTATGAATGGAAAAACGGGATTATCTTTAATTACTTTTACGTCCCAATTCTGCACTATCAATTCATTATTCATTATAAAAATTAATATATGACTTTTTTAGATGTATTTACTACCTTATTTTCTGTTATATTTGGATTATCGTTTCTTTCAATCGTTTTTTCATCTCTTAATGTTCCTGGCATTCCCAACATAGGTCTACCATCAAAAGGAATATCATATTGTCCGCCTTTTTCATTATAGTGTAAAAAAACTTGTGCGTGATTTTTACCCCAATATGGTTCTCTCCAATGTTCTAATTCACAACCACGATAGATAATCATATCGCCTGGTTTCATATGAACAGGAATTTCTTTTCCATTTGGTTCTTTTATAAACATTGGCCAATCCCAATCAGGATATGTATTTTTGTCAACATTTGATACATCATAACCTAAACAAAGAGTTGTTGAGATTTCACAACTTGGTCTATCACTATGTCTTTTAAGTTCTGTACCTGTTGTATATAATCTATGATATGAATATGTAGGAACAAGTTCTTTTCCAGTAAGAGTTTGCATTTGTTCTAAAGATAAATTTAAAAGAGTATCAAAAATAGGATCACCATACTTACTAAAATCACCAGGAGCTTGATGATCAGAAAATGTACCGTGTATTTCTTTATCGTATTCTATACTATTTTCATCAAAATAGTTTAAACGAGCAGCTTCTAATTGTACGTGATGATATAATAGATTTGACATATTTTGATCTATGAATCTATCTATTTTAACCCATCTATGTTCTTCAAAAAATTTAGCGGCAGGGTGAACCACAGCAGTATTAAGTCCAGGATTACCTTTAAACTGCGCTTCTGCGTTTTTCTTTTGTTCTTCTGTTAGTGTGTCCCAATTTGAAATATAATTTTTCATCAAACTCATTTTATTACTCCTTGTTTATCTTTATTTAGTCTTACTTAAAAGGTTGACCTAACGACCATAAGACTAATGAATATCTTGTTCCTCTTGTTACAGGTGTTACTTGATGATATGTATAAGATGGAAATACAATGATTGATCCTTGAGGTCGTATTTCTACACACTCGTGGAAACGTTTACCTTGAGCGTGTGGACCAAAATCAAACTTTAAATTTCCACCATCATATTCACCTGGTTTATTTAAATTAATTGTCATAGATAATTTACGTATTTTACCTATCATATTTGGATTGTCTGTATAACCTCGAAGTGGTCTACCATCAGGTGTTGTTGGACTTACTCCAGGAATGTGTCTTTTATATCTACCAAAATGACAACTATTTCCATCTGCGTGCCAACCATAAAATTGACCAGGACCATATTTTGTAAACTGAAAAGACTCACTAAAATCCCACTCATATTTCCAACCAGCATCGTTATTTGCTCGTCTTAAAAATGGGTGTATTAAATCATAGAGCCATTTTTCATCTAACCAAGAAACTTCACTATCTCTTACATACTTTTCAAATTCAACTTCTTTTCCTTCTTTTCCAGTTTCTTTTTTAATATCTTCAATTGTCTTATCTGCTTGTGGTATGGCTGTTTTACCAAGTTTTTCTAAACCTTGTTTATGATTATCACCAAATGTAGTTGCATCTACTGAACCGCCTGCTTTCTTTATACTTTCAATTTTAGATATACCAAGATCAATAATCTTTTGACATTGATCAGGTGTTAACGCTTCTTTAAACCAAAAATATGAATTTTGTACTTGCATTATATCTCCTAACACACTTTGTTAAATTTATTTATAGTCTTTTTTAAAACTGCATTTAAGACTACACGAATTTCGTTTTTAATAGGATTTTTACTTGTATGCATAACACCATCTGAAATAACTGCTCGATTTACCTTAGGTGATACTTTTTGATTTATGGTTAAATTTTTTAAATTTTCATTGTAATACTCATTAAAATAAATTGTATCACCATCACTTTCATTCAAATATAAAATCATATTATAATGTTCACCTTCACAATCCGAGTGAGGTATGTTATATTCATCTTCTTTTATTTTAAAATTATTAAATAAAATATTAGTTTTTATTCTATGTATTTTTCCATAACAACCATTTTGTTCAAAAATGTTTTTCATTAAATCGTATATAAATCTATATTTTTCAAATCTTAACTTATTCTCTTTAAAAAATACGTGTGTAATTTGATAAGTTTGTTTACTATTTTTATCAACAATTGCTCTTATACCTTTAGCATTAAAATCAATATCTGAAGTAATATTCCAATCAATATTTTTATGTCCTATAATATTTCTTATAGCTTCTAAATCATTTTGACTTAATGTATTTTCAATTACCTTAATCATAAATCATATTATAAAATCACAAAATTACCTGATACACTTATACGTTCTGCGTCTGTCCAATATGCAGGAACATAATGACTTAAATCTGCTGGAAATATATACATTAAATTTTCATAAGGTTTTGTAGGGTATTCACTTCCTGATAATTTTGTTATAGGGTCTCCATATGAAAAAATTATCTCACCAGCATGTTGTGTATTACTATCCGCTTGTACTTCAAATATTTCTTTTGGTACTTGACAAAATACTACAAATGACAATATACCATTGTGTGTATGTGGTGGATTAAAATCGTGTTTTTGAGAAAAATTTATCCATAACGTATCTAATCTTACATTTCCTTGTCTTAATTGTCTTCTATCGTGTTGTATATTTAATAATTTATTAATGCCTTCGTAATTAGACCCAAATTGTGAATATAGTCCATTAAAAAATCTTTCAACATAAGTCTTTAAATAAGGTTCTACTTTAAGAATATAGTCTTCTTTGTAATGATATGATCTGCCGTATTTTAGATTACCAGCAAGACTATGGTTCCAGTCGTCTTCTTTTTTTGTAAGTTTACGACCTTCTACAATTAATTCTTTTGTGAAATTTGAATCAACTTCTGTTTGAAAAATAGGAGGGCTAAAGGGATAAAGTATTTTATCACCATCTTCAGTTTCAAAGTTTGCTACATTAGTTACAAATGCCATAATCACACACCTTTCAATTATATAATATTATATAGTATTTAGTATTTAACTATTACAATTCCTTTACCGCCAGGGAAACCATTTCTACCAGGGTTTGAACCACCTCCGCCACCACCGCCTTTATTTGCTCCACCTGAACCTGTACACGAAGGTTGAGCAGTTAAATCAGGTCCATTTTGACCAATTCCTCCGCCACCTTGACCACCAGGTCCACCTGTTATACCGTGAGAAGCGGTTGGCCATCCAGCCCCACCGCCACCACCACCAGCGTAATACACTGGAGTAGTTCCATCAGCGATAGTATAAGCTCTTCCATCACCTCCTAATCCTACACAAGCGTTTCCACCTTGTCCACCAACGGCACCAGCACCACCACCAGCACCAGCTCTACCTGGACCACCACCTCCTTGACCACCATTGTTTCCAAACCCATAAGCGCCAGAGTTACCTGGTTGAGTTGGTTGAGTTGCCGATCCAGGAGCTTTAGGAGAAGATGTTCCGGCACCACCACCACCTCCAGATCCACCTGGATTTCCTTGATTACCTGTTCCGCCTCCACCAGCACCACCACCTACTGCATTTAAAACTCCAGCAGTTCCTAAACCAGGATCGCCTGGAGAACCAAATGATGAAGCTTGTCCACAAATTCCTGGTGATTCTGTTGGACCTGATGCACCTCCTGGGTTTACATTAGGACCACCGCAACCAACTGTAACTGTTATAGTTCCGCCTGGAGAAACTGGGTATTCAGGGAAAAATATTAATCCACCAGCACCACCGCCACCACCAGAATTACAACCATTCCAGCCACCGCCACCTCCGCCGCCGCCACCGACAACTAAAACTTCATTTAAAGAAGTAACGCCAGCAGGGACTGCAAAAGTTCCTGATGATGTAAATGATTCAAATGTAATTGCTTTGTTAATTGTTATTGAAAAGGCACGAGAACTAACGTTAGAAGCAGCGTCAACTGCTCTTAAAGTAAAATTGTAGGTAGTGTTAGCAACAGGATCAGTTGCTGTACCTGAAATAATCGCAGTTCCACCATCTGCAGTTGAATTTGATAATGACAATCCTGGAGGTAAAGTACCTGATTGTAATTCAAATGTTACTGCTGCAGCAGATTCAGGATCTGTTGCATTGACTGAAAATGATTCAGCAGTGTCTCCTGTACCAGTTCCTAAAGAACCAGAAGCAGTTACAAATACTGGAGATGCGTCAATTGTAAATGCATCAGCACTTGTAGCACTTAGCGCACCTGCAGTTGTAACTACAATATCGAATGGCTCATTTGCATTTGTTAAATTTGCTGTACTTTTGGCTATTACACACGTTAATTGTGTGGAAGAATTTCTTGTAACACTATCAAAAGATATATCAGTTCCACCGTCTGTAACTATTTTAGCTGTTGCATCTGCAATAAAACCTGTTCCTGTAATAGTAAACGTATAGTTACCTGTTCCATCACCAGATAATACATTCGTTGGTGATACACTTGATATGGTAGGCGCTTGAAGTCCTACGTTTCCAGCGTTAATTTTTTTAAGAGTACCATTACTTGAATCATAGATTAACAAAATATCATCGCTCGCTGCGTTAGCAGAAAGTTCAGTATTTCCTGTAATCGCTGTAGGATCTAAATGTTCTTCACTAATTGCGTTATCGGCTATTTTAGTAGCGTCAATTGCATCAGCGTTTATTTTATC